AAGAGATTGAAGGGCTCAACTTCACCGGCGCCATCCAAGCCAACTCCCTCTTTGACATCTTAGAGAAGCTGGAGGATCCAGAGCTGGAGGCGACCGAGAATGACCGAGGTGAACTCGAGTTCAGGGGCAAGCGCAAGAAGTTCGGCATCACCAAGGATGCCGAGATCTTCCTGCCCATCGACAAAGTTGAGATCCCAAGCAAGTGGCACAAGCTACCTGAAGAGTTCACAGAGGCTATCAAAGTCGTCCAACACTGTGTCAGCACAGACGAGAGCAAGTTCCTGCTCACTTGCGTGCATCTCCATCCGGACCACGTGGAAGCCTGCGATAACCTCCAGATCATGCGAGTCAGGTTCGAGACAGGACTGCCCAAGCCAATGCTGGCCCGTGGCACGTCCATTGCTCATGTTGCCGATCTTGAGATGAATCAGATTGCGATGACCAAAGCCTGGATCCACTTCAAGAACGAGAAGGGGTTGATGTATTCATGCCGTCGGCACAATGACGAGTATCCCATCCTCGACAAGCTCATCCAGTTTGAGGGTCATCCCATCAAGCTCACCAAAGGCCTTGCCGCAGCGAGCGACAGGGCAGCAATCTTCGCAATGGACAAGTCAGGCGACCCTCTAGTTAAGGTCACGATCAAGCCCGGCATGGTGCGAGTGATGGGGCAGGGATTGACGGGCTGGTATAAGGAAGTGAAGAAAGTAACCTACGAAGGGCCGGCGATGGAATTCGTGATCGCTCCTGACCTCCTGAAATACATCAGTGAAAAATACACTGACGCGCAAATCATCCAGGGCAAGCAGAGCAAGCTGAAGGTCGTCGGAGGGAGCTGGGAATACGTCACCGTCTTAGGACGGCCAGAAGAGGACAAAAAAGATGACAACGAGAAAGATTGACCTATGCCTAACTCGATGGACAGTGTGGAGAAGACTCTCACGCGTCATTTTGCAACTCTCACCAAAGAAGAGTTCGCCTATGACGGTAAGACTTACACCCCAAAGATTCTAATTGTTTCACCTCTCCTTCTCAGGGGAGTCAGTTGTCCGCCCGGCTGCGGCGGGTGTTGCAGACGGTTCACCTTAGATTGGTTGCCTTCCGAGAGGGAGAAGCTGATCGAATATGGCTACCCAATGGAACGGGTGAAAGAGAGAATGATTGAATTCAATGGGAAGAGTATTCCAATCCTTTCCGATCTCCAAGAGGACCACCAAAGCTACTGGTGCCGGAACCTCAATCCGAAGGACGGTCGGTGTGGCGTGCATGAATTCTCTCCCTTTTCATGCGACTTTGAATTGATCAGGACCATCCAAACCAGAGAAGACCTCCCCAATCGACTCACGCAGAAGCTCTTCGGACGGGGCTGGGCGATGAAGCGGATCGTGGATGGGAAGAGAGGTTCCATGTGCTCTATGCTTCCGGTGACAAAGGAGTCTATCCAAAGCGTGATCAGAAGATTGGGTAGATTCATAGACTGGGCAAATCACTTCGGCATCAAAACCTGGGCTCCAGAAATCATCAGGATTGTTCAATCGAAGAGGCTCAACTCCCAAATCGAATTGAATCCAAATCCACACAAACTTGGATTTGGATTATGAAATATGCGGAATGCGATAACTGTGGAGCGAAGGACGATGCGAGCTATGGTAAGGGACCGATCCTTGTAGCTGGCCTAGTAATTCAGGTCAGGAAAGAAGATGGCGACGGAATCTCGGTTGAACTTGAAGTCTGCGAGAAGTGCAGGGAAGCAATTCTCGAGGCGTTCCCAGATTTGTGGAAAGCCATCAACAAAACGACAACATGAATCTCCAACTCAGCGAAGAGAATGTCATCGCCTCTGTCGTCAAAGAGTCATTCTTTGAATTCCTGAAAGAGTTCTGGGAGGTGATCGTCGAAGAGGAACCTGTGTTCAACTGGCACGTGAAGTTCCTTTGCGACGAGCTTCAGACGGTCGCAGAGAGAGTGTTTGCTGGCAAGTCCAAAGAATATGACCTCGTCATCAACGTGCCGCCCGGCAGCACAAAGTCAACCATCTGTTCGCAAGCCTTTCCGGCGTGGTGCTGGACGCGGATGCCCTCAGCTAAGTTCATCTGCGGGTGCTACGCTCACCCTGTCGCGCTAAAGGACTCACTAAAGACACGTGACATCGTCCAATCTGAAAAGTATAAGAGATGCTTTGACATCCAGCTTCGAGAGGACGAGAACACCAAAGGTCTCTTCACCAACACTAGCATGGGCTTCAGGTTGTCCGTCGGAGTCGGTGGATTGGTGACGGGGTTTCACGGTCACTTCCTCATCGTTGACGATCCAATCAACCCTGAAGAGTCCTTCAGCGAAGTTGAGCTGAAGGCTACTAACCGCTGGATGAGGACTACTCTGCTGTCAAGGAAAGTCGACAAGAAGGTAACTCCCTTGATTCTCATTCAGCAGAGACTTCACCAGGCTGATCCTTCCGGAGAGGTGTTAGAGCGAGCGAAGACCAAAGGGAACGCGAAGAGTGTGAGGCACATCTGCCTGCCGGGTGAAATCACAAAGAATGTCTCTCCCCCAGAGGTTGTTGGTTTCTACAAGGAAGGGCTGCTCGACCCGATCAGATTGCCGAGGACTGTCCTGGAAGAATTGATGGAGGATCTAGGTGCTTACGGCTATGCCAGCCAAATCCTTCAGGAGCCCGTCCCATTGGGCGGTGGAATGTTTGAGGTCGACAAGATCCACATCATGGATGAGGCACCTCCACCCAAACACTTCGTGAAGATTGTCAGGTCATGGGACAAAGCAGGCACGCAAGACGCAGGGATGTTCTCGGTGGGAGTGAAGATGGGTGTGGACAAAGACAAGCGATACTGGATTCTTGATGTCCGACGCGGGCAGTGGGGAAGTCACAAGCGCGAGGAGATGATCAAATCTACTGCCCAGGACGACGGATACGATATTGAAGTCCTTGTTGAAATTGAAGGTGGCAGCGGTGGAAAAGAGTCAGGTGAAAACACAGTCATCAACCTCGCAGGTTCTCGCGTCCTTGCCTACCACCCTACGGGCGACAAGGAAGCTCGTGCCTACCCACTCTCATCTCAAGTCGGCGCTGGAAACGTCTATTGCCTCAACCGGCGCTGGACTGAAGCATTCATCGAAGAGCTCAAACACTTCCCTGCCTCGCGATACAAGGATCAGGTCGACGCGGTCGCAGCCGCTTTCAACCGGATCGCCCGCAAGCGGAGAAGGGTAGGAGGGGCTTGGAGTGTGAACACGAGAGGGAATAAAGCGGCATGAAAACGATTCAAATCAGCGACGGTAGCTTCAAGATGCTAGAAGAGATGTGCAAGAGCTACTACGTGGTTAAAGGGGAGAAACCTGCGGACCCCAACAAGATCGTAGAGAGGATGATCAATGACGAGTGGAATAACTACTCTCCACCGGAGTATCAAACCCCAGGATTTGATCGCCAATGAGAGGATTCTTCTCATCCTCTACCGTTCAACGCGACAGCCCTGGGACTCTAATACCGCGTTGCGGGGCTTGCGGACTCTTCAAGACTTGCGAGTCTCCCAAGATGAAGCCCTACGGGAAAGGGAAGATGGGAATTCTCGTCGTAGGCGAAGCACCTGGGCAAACAGAGGATGAAGAGGGCCGACCATTCGTCGGCAAGGCTGGACAGCATCTGCGGCAAGTCTTGGGTGAGATCGGCATAGACCTGGACCGAGATGCGTGGACAACTAATGCCCTTATATGTCGCCCACCCAAAAACAAAACGCCTGACTCAAACCAGATCTCGCATTGTCGGCCCAACCTCCTCAACACGATCAGGGAATACCAACCGCAGGTTGTCATCACGCTCGGCCGGTCGGCGCTGGACAGCATTCTCCCTCAGTATTGGAAAGGCGACATTGGGCCGATGGAACGATGGGCAGGTTGGCGAATCCCACTCCCGGACTTCTGGCTCTGCCCAACTTTCCATCCCTCTTACCTGCTACGGATGAAGAATTCGCTCATGGATCGTCTCTTCGACAATCACCTCACCATGGCATTCGGAATCTCGATCGCTCCACCTGAGCAGACCAATTGGAGTGAGAAAGTTCAAGTCCTTTACGACGAGAAAGAGATTTGCAGAGAGATCCAGGGGGCTCACGATTCCGCCTTATCGAAGGACGGTTGCAACGGATGGCTCGCGGTAGATTATGAAACGAACTGTCTCAAACCGGAGTGGCCAGAAGCGAAGATATTCTCCTGCGCGATTTCCAACGCCCACCGGACCATCAGCTACCCCTGGGTTGGTGAGGCAATCGCTGCGACAGGGAAGCTCCTCAAGTCAAACCGGACGAGAAAGATCGCGTCAAACCTCAAAATGGAAGAGCGTTGGACGTTGATGGAATTCGGTCACGGGGTCAGCAATTGGAATTGGGATACGATGATCGCTGCTCATTGCCTCGACAACCGGCCCGGCATCTGCGGGCTGAAGTTCCAAATGTTCGTGAAGATGGGAGTCTGCTCCTACAATGAATCTGTCGAACCCTACCTGGAGAACAGGAACGGACCCTACAATCGAATTGGTGAGATTTCATGGAAGGACCTGCTGCTCTACGGTGGTATAGACGCCCTTGGAGAATATAAGCTCGCAATGATCCAGCGAAAAGAGATGGGCTATGAAGATTGACGCGCTTCGCCAAGAAGGGTATCAACTCCTTCACGATGGGATAGTCGAGCTCTCCAGGGTAGAGGCGAATGGCATCCGCGTGGACGTTCCACGATTGGTCAAGACAAAAGAGACCCTGAAAGTCATGATGAGGGATCTCAGGAATTCGATTGAAGCCGATGATATTTGGAAGGTGTGGCGCAAGCGATACGGTGAAAAGTCTAACCTTACCTCCAGAGATCAACTAGGAACCATCCTCCACAAGGAACTAGGATATGAGGTGACCGATGAAACTGAGACCGGACGACCTGCCACCGATGAGGAAGCCCTCCAGAAGATCGATAATCCATTCGTCACGAAGCTCATTCGGTTTCTTAAATACGATAAGACTCTTGGTACGTTCGTTAAAGGAATCGAGAAAGAGACGATTGATGGTCGTCTTCATCCTGTTTTCAATCTTCACTTTGCTAGGACATATCGTTCTTGTGTTGCTAAGGGGACGATGGTGGAGATCATTCGCGACGTTTCTAGAGAACCTAAGGGCGTTCCTATTGAGGAGGTGAAGGCAGGAGATTATGCCTATTGCTATGATAACAATTTGAATCTCTGTCTCAGGAAGGTGGTGTGGGCAGGGAAGACTGGCCATCGAAAGGTTGTCAGGGTCCATTGGAATGCACGAGGGAAGAGGGGATTCATTGACCTCACTCCAGAACATCTTGTCAGACTAGCTGACGGGAGATACACCCCTGCCCATTTCCTAAACAGAGACTTTCGAAAGTTGACGGACCACCTTCGATCCCCTCGAGCCAGAGTCCTTGCAATGGGAAGAGATGGGGAATATATCTACCAAACAGGATGTCCACTGAAGATACTCGATCACAGATTCATCTATTCCCAACTCAAAGGGAATGTCTCAAAGAAAGAGGTTGTCCACCACAAAGATGGAAACCACTTGAATAATGGGAACCTGAAAAATCTACAGAAGAAAACGAGGTCAAAGCACTCAAAGGATCATGCTTTGAATGGAGACTATTGGACTCTCGAGGATAGACAAAGAGGTGGGAGGATTGGGAATTACAAAAGGTGGGGGAGGAAATGGATTCACAATCACAGGATCACCAAGGTAGAGGAAGTTGATGAGGAAGTTGATGTCTACGACATAGAAGTCGAAGAGTTCCACAATTTCATCGCCAATGAAATCTGTGTGCATAATTCAAGTGACTCACCTAATTTCCAAAACTTTCCGGTTCGTGACAAAGAGATGTCGGAGATAGTCCGCAGCCTGTTCATCGCATCCAAAGGTCACGTCCTAGTCGAGAATGACTTCAAAGGAGCCGAGGTTGTAGTGTCTGCGTGCTACCACAAAGATCCGAATTTCATCTCCTACATCACCACCCCTGGGAAAGACATGCACAAGGACATGGCAGCCCAGATCTACATGCTCAAGCCTGAACAGGTTGACAAGGATACTAGATACGGTGCTAAGAACAGATTCGTCTTCCCTCAGTTCTATGGGGACTTCTACGTAGCCTGCGCTCGCAATCTGTGGGAGTGGGTTCAGAAGAGCAAGCTAAAAGGACCGGACGGGAAGTCCCTCTACAAACATCTCCAGCGAAAAGGGATCAATGAGCTGGGTGACTGCAATCCTGAAGAGGAACCTCGCGACGGCACGTTTGAGAAACACCTGAAAGAAGTTGAGGATGACTTCTGGAATAATCGCTTTATGGCCTACGGCAAGTGGCGAAAGGATTGGTACCGCCGATATCTTGACAAGGGTTACTTCGACTTGCTGACAGGATTCAGAGTCCACGGGTCTTTCAATCGAAACTCGGCTGTGAACTATCCTGTCCAAGGAAGCGCCTTTCACTGTCTTCTTTGGGCTCTGATACGTGTGAACAGGATGTTAGTAAGTCGCGGGATGAAGTCGATGGTGGTCGGTCAAATCCACGACAGTTTGATAGGCGACGTCGCTATCGACGAGCTCAAAGACTATCTCGAGATCGTGGAGAGAGTAGTCACCGTTGACTTGCCGAAAGCCTACCGGTGGCTCATCGTGCCGCTGGAGATCGAATATGAAATCGCTCCAGAGAGAGGCAATTGGTTCCAGAAGAAAGAGACTAAGTTCAAGAAGGGAAAGTTTTTCCATCCAGACAACCCAAACCGGTTCACGACTGATCCAGTCGCGTTCCTCAAAACACTAAACCACAAATGATCACTCATCCTGAATTAGTAAAGGCCCTGGTGAAGCCAGGGGAAGAGATAATCAGAGAACTCACCGCGCACGAAGCAAACCTGCTTCACATGGCAGTGGGCATCGCTGGAGAGGCTTCAGGTGAACTGCTTGACGCAATCAAAGCCCGTGTCATCTACCGGAAGCCACTGGACCTTGATAACGTAGTCGAAGAGCTCGGCGACCTCGAGTTTTACATGGAAGGGTTGAGGCAAGAATTGAATGTCACTCGCCAGCAGTGCCTTGACGCAAACATCAAGAAGCTCAGCAAACGATACGAAGGACTGAAGTTTTCAAATCAAGCCGCAGTAGAGAGAGCAGACAAGCAATGAGTATCTACCGTAAGTATCGGCCGAAGACTCTCAAGGGGGTTGTAGGACAAGATGGCGCAATCCGGTCCATCCAGAAGTTGATGGATCGGAATGAACTCCCTCATGCGATTCTGCTGACCGGGCCTTCCGGCACGGGCAAGACGACCATCGCACGAATCATCAGAGATCACCTTCAGTGTGAAGAGGCCGACTACTCAGAGATCGATTGTGCCGTTGCCGAGAGCCCAATTGATGTCGTCAGGAAGCTCTCCAGGGCTGCTCACTTGTCTCCTATGGTGAGTCCAGTCCGTGTGTTCTTCCTCGAAGAGGTTCAGTCGCTCAGCCGGGCTGGTTTCTCTCAGCAAGCCTTCCTGAAGATGCTTGAGGAGATTCCAGCCCACGCCTACTTCATCTTAGCCACAACGGATGCAGGCAAACTCCACAAAGCAATCATCACTCGATGCACAGAGGTGAAACTCTTCCCGCTCGATGCCTCCTCGTTGCAACGAGTCATCCGCCGGGTCATTGACAAGGAAGGGATGAAGGTAGAGGACGAGATCGTTTCTGAAATCATCGATGCATCAGATGGTTCAGCCCGCAAAGCACTCGTCATCCTTGAACAAGTTGGGTGGTTGGAGACGAAAGAGGAGCAATTCAAAGCCGTTCAGTCCTCTTCAATCGACAAGGACCAAGCTATCATGATCGCTCGGGCCCTCTTCAAACCTGGCGTTGGGTGGCCCGAGGTCGCTAAGATCCTGCGCGACTGCAAAGATGATCCGGAAGGGGTGAGACACTTGATCTTGAGCTATGCGAGGACCATCTTGTTGTCAGGGAGTAAACTCTCTCCGAGAGCATTCAGAATCATTGACGTGTTCAGCGATAACTTCTACGACTCAAAACAAGCAGGGTTGGCCGCAGCCTGTTATGAATGCGTTGAATCCTAGATAATAAAGTGCATGAGTGATGAGGAACAATCTATTAGCGTCGAGATCGACAAGAATAATCTCGATAAAGAATGTATTCACCTGCCGAACGACTACATGGTGGCGGCACGCCATGCCGCAGACGTTAGGATGGAAATGGATGAGCGGAAAGCCGCGCTGGACGTGATCGAAGCTGAACTGGCAAAGGCGATCCGGGCAGACCCTGAATCATTCGAAATTGAAAAGCTCACCGAAGCGACACTCTCCTCAACAATTTTACTTCAGCCCCGCTACCAAAAGGCCCGGGGTATCTACCAAAAGGCAAAGCACGAATCTGATTTAGCTCAGGCCCTTGTCTGGGCGCTGGAGCACAAGAAACGCTCACTGACTCTCCTAGTAGAACTCCACGGTTTGGGATACTTTTCAGATGTGAAGGTATCCGATAAAGGCCGTGAAGCAGTGAACGAAATGCTTCGAAAGAAGGTCCACCGGAAGTTCAGAGATGATGACTAATGAATGCTTTCACTATTTTGGCCCTTTTATTCGCAGGATTGATAATACTACCTATCACTGCCTACATGGTAGTGAAATTTGGTGCGGCCGGCTATTTTAGGGCGCGCCGCAGAGAACAGAACAGACAAAACACCGAGAAAGGAAACCTAAATGAGTCGTGCCAAAAGTGAAAAACGGCGATACACCAACGCCCGTGAGCAGGCGAATAAACAGTCGCTGGGCTTCGTGCCTGCTTACCTGAAACTGCCAAAGGGTGCCAGCCTATTCAAACCCAAAACAGGAGTCATGCTTCTGGACATCTTGCCCTTCGAAGCGGGCAAGGGCAATCCAAACGCAGATGAAGGGATGCTCCACTGGGAGAGAACTTTCAGTGCCCATCGCGGAATCGGAGCCAACAGTGACAGTTTCCTCTGCCCGCGGCTGCTAAACAAGAAGCCTTGCCCCGTCTGCGAGCACCGGCTCCACTTGGTGAAAGCAGGGGACGAGGATGACGAGGATCTCATCAAGGATCTCGCGCCGAAGACGCGTCAGCTGTTCAACGTCCTCAACTTGAAGGACCCAGACAAGGGAGTGCAGATTTGGGATATGTCCTACTTCCTGTTCGGCGAGTCGCTTTACAAGCGGCTGCGAGATGCCGACGAAGGGGACGAGTGGGAGAACTTCTTCTTCCTGGAGGGCGGGTTGACATTGAAGATCGGATTCAGTGAACGGTCTTTCGGTGGCGCATCCTTCCACGAGGTAGACACCATCGACTTCAAACCCCGCAAGCGGGATTACGATGACGACATCCTGGAACAGGTTCACGTCCTGGACGACCTCCTTGTCATTCCTGATTACGATGAGCTCAAGGAGACCTTCCTCGAGACCACCGGCGATGACGATGACGATGATGAACCCAAGGCTAAAAAGCGTCACAGCGACGACGATGATGATGACGATGACGAACCAAAAGCCAAGCGCCGCAGTCTACCTGCTGATGACGATGATGATGATGACGATGACGACGATGAGCCCAAGGCGAAAAAGCGCCATGTCGAGGAAGACGATGATGACGAACCGCCGAAGAAAAAAGCAGCCAGGAACGGCGACGATGACGACGATGACGAGCCGCCCAAGGCCAAGAAAAAGACCCCAACCGACGATGACGACGATTGGGATGACGTAGACGGCGATGATGATGACGAGCCCAAGGCTAAAAAGAAAGCCAAGGACGACGATGACGACGATTCGGACGATGACGATGACGAACCGAAAGGTAAGAAGTCCAAATCGGACGATGACGACGATGACGATGACGATGATGAGCCGCCCAAGAAAAAGAAGAACATGTTCGCCAAGCAGAAGGGCGACAAGGGCTGGGAAAAGGACGATGACGATGATGAACCCAAAGCAAAGAAAAAGGTCGCCGCGTCGGACGATGATGATGACGATGACTGATGAGTCCGAAGGCAATACTCACCAAGCGGCGCGAAAAGGTGCTGCTTAACGGGGAGAGTGCTCTCAGCACAGGGAGCACTCTCCTCAATCTCGCTTGCACAGGCCATCCTGATCTTGGATTTCTCAAAGGGGGCTACTACTACCTAGTTGGAGACAGCACCAGCGGCAAAACGTGGCTCTCTCTTACCTGCTTCGCAGAGGCCTGCCAAAGCAAGTCCTTCCGCAATTACCGGCTCATCTTCGACGACGTGGAGAACGGTGCGCTGATGGACATTGAGCACTACTTCGGCAAAGCAGTGGCACAGCGAATGGAACCACCCGCTACCAAGAAGGGGTTGGCTGCTTATAGCGACACGGTTGAATCTTTCTACTACAACATCACCGACCGGCTGAAGGAGGGAGAACCTCTCATCTACGTGCTCGACTCTCAGGATGCTCTCACCTCCACCGCAGCCGCTAAGAAATTTCAACAGCAGAAGAAAGCATCTGAAGAAGATGAAGATACCAAAGGGTCCTATGGTGACGGAAAAGCAAAGTATCACAGTGAGAACATCCGCCATGTCATCGCCGGACTGAGGAAGACGCGAAGCATTCTCATCATCATTGGGCAGACGCGTGACAATCTCGGCTTTGGATTTGATCCCAAGACCCGTTCAGGCGGTCGTGCTTTGCGCTTCTACGCCAACCTCGAGATTTGGACTTCGGTCAAAGAGAAGATCCGCAAGCTAGTCCGCGCACGAGAACGCACGATCGGCGTGCGATGTTTAGCCGAGATACGCAAGAACCGTGTGACCGGCAAGATTGGTAAGGACCGGTCGGTTGAGTTGCCGATCTACTACGATCTCGGCATTGACGATTTAGGCTCGTGCGTAGACTTCCTCATCGCCGAGAAGCATTGGGCCAGGGTGAAGCAGGAAGGTGAAGAACCCAAGAAGAAAAAGATTTACGATGCCCACGACTTGCTGTTCACTGGCTCACGGGACAAAATCATAAGACATGCCGAAGCTGAAGATCTCGAGCAGAAGGTGAGAGAGGTCACAGCCCAAGTTTGGAGAGAGATTGAGGAGGAGAGTAAGCCTCACCGAAAGAGACGATACGAATGAGCCCAGTTAATTTCCCAAAGTCGAATTCGACATTTGGTCCACCTCCTGATCTGACCGAACAGCAAGTGAACACAGTCCATGCCTTCACCGGAGTGGTTGATGGAGGGAGCCTAGATGGGATGCCCATGGTAGTGGTAGCTTGGAAACCTGACGAGCAGGATCTTGAAATCCTCAAGAGAGGTGGAGCCATCTACCTCGCTGTCATGGGAGGACTACCACCTCACGTGCTCACAACTGAATTCCCAACAAGGATAGGATGAAGAAGCACCACGCCGATCAGTTTGAATTAGGTCTCCTTCCTGCGGATCAGATCAAGAATCCTGGTGCTGGTGAAGTTTGGAAGAAGGGTGAACGGGACAAGGCGCTAGATGAATACTTTGCCGGTGCTCACCCGAAGCAGATTGGGATCAAGTTCAAAGGAGCTCCTAAGGCTTTCATGAATTCGATCCTGAACAAGCTCAAATACAATTACAAGAAGAAGGGGAAAGAGGATCAGCCCGGCCGAGCCGAACGATACGAACCTGTTCGTCGCGTCAGCCGGAAAGGAAAGAAGCTCACCCCTAACGAGGTAGACTTCCTCAGGGCTCATCAAGAGCTAGGACTTGACCCCAAGATCACCTGCAAGATTATTTGCCGTCCCGTCCTTGAGCTCTTCCCAGATCTCAAGAGCGAGAAACGCGTCAACGATCTGAAAGAGATCGTCCCATCATTGGAGGTGGTGCTCGCTTACCGCTACGTCTTTCACGTTTACGAGAAACAAATCATCTCAGACAAAAAGTATGACGACCTGAAGTTTGCTGAGATCGAGTATGGCACAGGCTACGCAGAGCTGAAGAAAGCCCCCAAGGACTGCCCGCACTACATCAAGACGCTTGCGCTCTACTTGGTCGAGAAGTATGATGCGACGAATGGTAAGGAATCAAAGAAGGATGAGTCGTGAGTGAGTCTCTTTTAGTCCTCGACGTTCACCTCCTGTGTCACCGAGCGTTCCATACCATGAAGAATCTCTCATGGGAGGGGAAGTCAACCGGTGTTATTTTCGGATTCCTCAAAACTCTCAACTTCCTCAGAGACGAGCTCCAAACCGATCGCGTTGCATTCTGCTTTGAGCATCCTCACCTTTTCAGGAAGGATATCTACCCGGCCTACAAAGAGAGACGAGCTTCGCAGAGATCACCTGAAGAGAAGATGGCTCGCAAGCAACTATCTCGTCAGATCAGTCGTCTTAGGGATCAGTATCTTCCGATGATAGGATTCAAAAACATCTTCTGCTTTCACGGGTATGAATCAGATGACTTGATGGCACGGATTGCCCTCAATGAACCGGATGTCATCCTCGTGACGTCTGACTCAGATCTCTTTCAGTGCCTTAGATCTGACGTGATGATATATTCACCATCAGCTGGGCGAATCCTCAACGAAGCGTGGTTTAGAAAGAAGTATGGTCTTCATCCTCACTACTGGGCAAGAGTGAAAGCCATTGCAGGTTGTGCCACCGATGAGGTGAAAGGGATTCCTAGGATCGGCGAGCTGACAGCTCTCAAGTTCCTGCGTGGCGAGCTCAAAGAGTCTAGTGCAGCCTATAAAGCTATAGATTCCGCACGAGGCCAGGCTATCGCGCTTAGAAACATGCGTCTAGTAAGATTGCCCTACGAGGATTGCCCGGTGCCGATCATACAAAGAGACAAGCTGAGCAGGAAGGGATGGGAAAAGGTTTGCGATATGCTAGGAATGAAATCATTGGCAGGAGGCTTTCGTGGGTAAGGCTGCGAAGGGATCAGACTTTGAGCGTGAGCTTTGTCGCCGTCTCTCTCGGTGGTGGACGGATGGTGAACGCGACGATATCTTCTGGCGCACCTCTCAGTCAGGCGGACGTGCTACCCAAAGGTCAAAGAAGGACTTGAAGACATTCGGCTCGTATGGCGACATCGCGGCGGTAGATCCTATCGGCCAGCCGCTGATGAAGATGTTTACGATCGAGCTGAAGCGAGGGTCCTCATATAGCACCCCAGGTGATCTGCTCGACTTCAAACCAATCAATTCAAAGCACCCTTGGGTCGTGTGTCTTGAGCAAGCAATCCGCAGTCACGAGCAGGCTGGTAGTCTTGCATGGATGATGATATGTCGCAGAGACCATCGCATCCCTATCGTATTCCTAGAAGCACGAATACTCAAATTGATAAGAGATGGAAATCCAATAGCCACCGATTCTAATTTTATGAGATTCAATCTCAATGTCCAACAAGAAAAAGGACCTATGCTACGCATCTCCTTCGCGGGCCTCCCACTGGAAACCTTCTTGGAGTCCATTAGCCCCAAGCAGATAATACAAGCGGTCAAAAATCACAAATGAAAATGAAATCCCTAGGGAAGAAGGTCACCAAATTTCAAGGATTCGATACCTTCCCAACTCCTCTTGGAGTCAATAAAGTCACTTGCATCTCCGATGAGGTGACAGCCGTCTGCCCGGTGACAGGACAGCCAGACTGGTATGTAGTCAAGATCGAATACCTTCCTCAAAAACTCTGCGTTGAATCCAAATCACTGAAATTGTTCTTGCAGAGCTTTCGCAACGATGGTCATTTCTGCGAAGCTTTCGCCAGCATCATTGCCCACAAACTCGAGAAGGCCCTCACACCATTCAACGTCAAAGTCACCGTCGAACAAAAACCCCGTGGCGGCGTCGCCATCGAAGCTATCTGCGCTCTATGAAAAACGTCTTAGTCCTCACCTCGGGTGGAATTGATTCCACTACCCTCCTCTACTACCACGCCAAAAGGAAACAACTCGCCGGCGCCATTGCATTCAACTATGGGCAGCGACATCTGAAAGAATTGGAGTTTGCAGGGTTGAACGCTCAGGCTCTCGGCGTCCCAATCACCACTGTGAATATTTCATCCTTGGGACCAATCCTGTCTGGCAGCTCGCAAACAGATGCCAGTGTGCCCGTGCCGGAGGGTCACTATTCTGAAGAGTCGATGAAGGCCACGGTGGTGCCCAACCGAAACATGATCCTGCTGTCCATCGCGATTGGCGCGGCGATCGCGAAGAAGATAGACTTCGTCGCCTACGCTGCCCACGCAGGAGATCACGCCATCTACCCTGACTGCCGACCCGAGTTCACCAAAGCGATGGGATCCGCTGCTCGACTTTGTGATTGGAGAAAGATCACTTTGTTAAGACCATTCATCAAGATGACCAAAGGATGGATCGTCGCCGAAGGGGAAGAACTGGGAGTTGACTTTACGAAGACATGGTCGTGCTACCAAGGTGGGGCACTGCACTGTGGCCGCTGCGGCACTTGCGTTGAGCGCCGACTTGCGTTCATCGAAGCGAAGGTAGTTGACCCTACCACCTACCAGGATCCAGACTTCGCTCTGCAATACCAGAAGTGATCACCAAATCCCAATCCAACATCGCGAACATGCTTCGCAAGGCCGGTCGGAAGGTGACCGTCATTGACGCGACGAATCCTCGTGAAGTCAAGGTAAAAGAATTCAAGCCAAAGAAGCAACCACCCAGACCCCGTGGACATTGAACAAGAGCAACAGGAGATAGATCATCTTCAGTCTCGCCTCACTCTGTCGAAGCAGACAGTCGAGAAGGAAGAGAAGGAACTGAAGATTGCCGAGCAGAAGTTGAAAGACTCTCAGACGGCCCAAGAGGTCCTTCAGTACCTCGCGCAAGCTGTCCAGCAGAAGGCTCACCAACGCATCAGCGAGGTGGTCAGTTCTTGTCTCTCGACGGTCTTCGAAGACCCTTATCAATTCAAAATCGAGTTTGAGCGCAAGCGTGGGCGCACAGAAGCGAGCTTGCGCTTCGTGCGTCGAGGATTGGATATCGACCCGATGACCGCTTCGGGCGGTGGTGCTGTTGATATTGCCGCATTCGCGCTGAGAGTAGCCTGTCTCGTAATGCATCGACCCAGACTCAGCCGCGTGCTAGTGATCGACGAAGGGTTCAAGTTCGTTTCAGAGCAGTATAGGGAGAACGTTCGGGTGATGCTGGAGGAGCTCGCCAAAGAGATGGACGTTCAAATTATCCAGGTTTCTCATATTGAAGAGCTCTCAACTGGAAAGGTAGTTGAGTTGTAATGGACCTCAAAGAATATCAGAGAATCCAAGATCAAATGACAAAGGATCTATCAAAAGATCCCATGGGCAAAGGCCATGTCTATGAAATCGATCTAGAGTGCATGGATAGAGTATGCTCTTGTGGTGCCGTCTTTGGTAGGGGACAGAGATGGAAACAACCATGCCCAAATAAGAAATGAAGATTCTCCAAGACACCGATCCCATGCCGTTCGGAAAGCACGGGCCCAAAGGTGAAGAGCCCTGCATGATGCAAGACGTCCCTGCGAGCTATCTTCACTACCTCTGGCACAGCGGACTCAAGAACGAAACGAAGACCTCAAACGTCGCCGACTACATCAAGAGGAACATTGAAGCCCTCAAGAAGGAACATACTGACTTGATCTGGGACTAGGCGATAGATACCTGAACGATGCTCACACGAGCAGCCCACTCAAAAGCGGTGCTGACATAGCCGGTGGCTGTGACCCGGATCCGCAGCGATGAATTCCCAACGTCAGCGTCTACCTGGGGATCTCCGAAAGTATTCGACGTGTCGCCCACTATAACCGTCACCGTCAAATGATCACCTTGATCCTTCGCGGGATCATAAAGTCCGCCCGTGCTATAGGTGGGGTTGGAGGAATCCCACTTCTGGCCAAGACTCACCGTTCCTGCATCATTGAAGATGGCTCCTTCGACCTTCCACACACCAACGAACAACCCAGAAGGAACCTGGAAGCAGAGAATGTCAATCTCAAAAGCCCAAGCCGTGTCCACAGGAACGACCAACCGCGGCTCTGTCTCATCTGGAATGAGCATCTCGGTTTGGGTGTCATCAATGGTAGACGCTGTGAGGAAGCTCTCCACAGTCATCGCCGTAATCAACCGATTCAGCTTCGCACGGACCGAACTCCCTGCCTCGTTATTTTCAATTGGTTCAATATTCATATCAATCTTTCCACCGAGATTTGTCCACCCACCGGCCCCTGTCATTCCACGCTCTGGATGAGAGAATCCAAGGATCTGCGACAGTCAATGTGCTGCACCCCGCCAGCAGCATCAAAGCAGTGATGAATTGTCGTCTAGTCATCATACCAGAAATCACCATCAACCCAAATGCCGTCATCATCCCAATTCCCATCTTCAAGAATCCAGAAGGTGGTGGTTCCCACTTTCCATGGTCCCTGCCCGTTGTTGATTCCTGCCACCCTGACGTAAAGGAAGCCGGGCGAGATAGACATCGTGAGACTCGGCCGGACTGGAGTCCCTCGATTCTCCCAATTCTCTCCATCCACCGAAGTTTGGACGACGTAGCTTTGAGCCCCTAGTGCTGCCGGCCAATTCACTGTGAGCATTAGAGAAGGGATTCTCGTGCGTGTCATGAAGAGCGCCGAGATGATGGGAAGGTCAGGAATGGTAGGTGGAATGGAAGGAGCAGAGAGGGCAGGAGCCTCTATTTCATCAAAGGAGTGAATGACAGGGGATTCATTCACCACTGTAATACGAACCCTCTCACCTCCTTGGGGTTCGATCTTCACCACCCTACCGTATTTGGTGATGTTTCCTGTCTTGCCGAAGAGGAACAGCATCGGCTCATTCTGTCCGCCGAGCAAGAAGTCTGGGGGTTCTTCGAGTGTGACAAGGACCTGTTTGGAGTCACCTGTCTTCGTCACTGGAACAGGTCCTTCAACTTCACCTAGCTTATTCCTCAGAAGAATGTCATAATCGTAACCATCCTCAAACACAACGGGCTCGGACAAATAGAGGAGAAAGTTATCACCTACCTGATCCAATGAGACGATATAGCCGGACTGACCCCATTGAGGAAGATCGTGAGAGATAGCAACCAAATCACCAAAGCTCGGCAGGAAGCCTTCCATGCCTGTCTCGAAGGTGATGTTCTCTCTTAGATAACGTCTCGTTGCGAGCATGTAGAGACCTTCACGGTAGGCGTGTTGGCGGTCTTGTATCCCAGGAAAGCGAATCTCTTCAGGATGATCAGAGGTGGCATCTGAATCCGGCAGAGTAGCTATAACCTGCTCTTGCTTGTAGCCTGTAGAGACCTCAGTGTATTCGATGGAGACACTGTCAAAGTCTTCAGGTTCCCATAACTTGATGGACCACTCAAACGAACCCTTGACGATATTGTCAGGAGTGAACATCGTCACTGGGAGATCTAGAGGACCATCTCGCTTCATGGTGACGAGCGATCCTACTAGCATCGGCAGCGACCGACCGACCCGAGCTACCATCCTAGCAGCCTCCCAAACTGTCTGTGGGTCTCTGAACGTCCAATCAAAATGGTCACCTCGACTCTCAAAGAGGGCGTCGAGCGCCATAAGAGCATCCCAGTCATAGAAGTTTTCATCTGTCAGCCGACCACCGTAGTGATCGTTTCTGAAGATGTCCACAAAAGCCCAGACGACAGACCGGGTAACAACTGGATCACTGAAACCCCCAGACTCATAGATAGGGAGTTTCCGCGTTGCAATGACATTGAACTTCCTCTGGGTGTTGGCGTTGAGATTGCTCGTAGCTCTAATCTTCACCGCCAGCATCGTGACGTCTCCATAATCGGGTTCATCACCTGCAACGAACCCCCGAAGGCCTTCCCATATCGTTTCGCTGTTCGTCCTCGCGTCAATTGTAGCGGTGCTCGTCCTTCGGGCCCTCACCTCATATCGACCCAACGGCAATTCGGCTTCTGGCCCCGCTGGTAGGATCTGAACTTTACCACCGCCATCGGGAGTGAAAAGCACATCAGGCCCTGCGTTGGGGTAGGTAAATTCTCCTGGACCAACCTCAGTCAAAGTGATTACGGCATCATCATCGTCGAAGCTTGAATCTCCCATGCCCGTGATCTTGACATGCTGCCCAGTGACGAATAGATCTTGATCAAACCCCGGCCCTATGTAAGCTGTGCCGCCGTCGCGAGATCGGTAGAGGGTAGCGACTGGAACGTAGTTCGCAAATTCACCTTCGCTTGAATATGTCCTCCGAATAGGTGTCGTGGTGCCAGCTGTGACAGTCGGGTTGAATAAGGTGAACCAATCCCCTAAAGGACTCCCGGCATCATCGATCAGCCGGGCTTGGAACTCAACGGTGACTGAGATATTTTCAATTCTCCCCTTGCTGTTCTGGGTGTAAACCCCTCTGGGGAACGTCACGTCCACTTCAATGCGAAAGATTTCAGTTCCTGATGGATTAGCAGGAAACGGTCCCACCCAACCATCGGGCAAGGGATAGTTGTCTTCTCCAGGTTGGTAAAGTATCTGTGAAGCAACCTCAATAGAAGTCTGCACGTTGGCGTGAAACAGAGTGGTGTTCTCTCCCGGAGGGAGGAGTTCCCACTGGACTTCTTCGAAATCTGTGATTGCAGTGTCACCTATCTGGATCGCATGAATGTCGTAGATCCCTTGCCCGATGCAGAGCAGCGAATACTGAAACTGATCATTGCCCTGATACCGATAGAAGGGACGGGCAGCAAAGGAGGGGTAGATCCGATTGCGACCGTAGTTCACCTCAATCGGTTCTCCCAGACGAATCTCATTCTGTTGGCCCTTGATGGAGAACACTGGATCAGAAGCAGGAAGCGTCCCAGGTATCGGAGGACTCAAAATAAGCGCGAGCACAATCGCGACGATGATGACAATGATGACGACGACCCACGCCCAGCCCGCCACAGCCACAAAATTCACGATGTCGTCTGAGCCGATCTCTCTATCCCAATCCCTCCTCATGACTGGCTTCCCATTCAACAAGCAGATGGTGGGGTCAGCAAATTCAATGAAACCTGGGTAGGTCATTTGAAGCCAACCCCTGATTGAAATCCCTCCAGGATGGCGATGCTTCTTCAGCCCCTCAAACGGCTGGAAAGGATTCTTGGTTTCAATGATGAAGGCCATACGTTAGGAACTTGATAGTCCTAAATCCCTTCAAACGCAAGAACAGAATTGTCTCGGCGATGACATAGCCAACGTGTTCGTAGGCATGAACGACCTTGCCTCCGTCCGCATCCGCCCAAACCCCTGCGTGATGTAGTGCGTCGCTCTGGCTCATTGCTACTAGACAACCATCGACGGGCTTTGCTACCTCCGTCCAGCTCTCCTGCGTCTGAGCTAAGATCTCGCGGCAGACCTCCATAATAGGCTTCTCGGCTATCCCTGGGAGATCTGGAAGAGAGATCCTCCTCTGCTCCAAGTAAACGAGCTTGACCAGCCCATAGCAGTCAAGCCCTCCAGAATCTCTCCCTCCCAGACGGTAGGGTATCCCAATATATTTAGCAGCCCAGTGATAACTCATCCCAGTGCAGGGAATCTCTTTCGTGTATAGAGCTCAGTTGGAAATTTGCGATTGACGAGATCAATGAAAGTTGCCCTACCTGTCACCTGATAGGATGTTATTTGAATGTCTTTCAAATAAAGCACCAGCGGTGGATTCATCTGAGGAACTTCAAGATTGTCACTGACGTAGGGACGAAAGACGACCTCCACCGGCACCTCTTCAGCCATGGCTGCTTCTGCAAATCGGCTGGCAACGCGGTCAATGTTATCAACCGCAATGTTCAGGCTTCTGAATCCTTCCTCGTTCTCTGGTGGAAGCGTGAACTGAAACCCAGAAGGTAGGAAGGTCCTGGTGACATTATTCTCGTCCTTTGCCACGATCCCTTTCGGAGACCTGACGATGAATATAGGATCCTGGACTCCTGTTTGACGAATCTCCAGTGTCTCGTAGATGACCTTGTTCGCGGGCGCCACAGCATAGGCCTCCTTAATCGCATCTTCAAGTGAAGGGTTTGGCATGTCAAATCTGCGCCAGCAATGAGAACAGGACCACCCCTATTCCTACCTGAAGCAGGAGGACGGCGTAGTCTGCTCGTGCCTTCATCTGTGCAGCGGAGGACCGAACACCTGCCATGCAAGGAGGAGGAGCAACACCAGAAGAACGATGCCCGCGCCCACGAAGCCTGCTCCATGATCCCTCAGCTTCGCCCTCTGTTGCCACGAGCCGAACAAGCCGAAAACAATCCAGATCAGAAACACTATCCAAAATGCGGTTCCAAGAGACATATGATCCTTTCTATGACGAGATGACACTTCCAGCGGCATACGTGCCGAGCTTGACTCCAATCGGGAGGGTCGCTGTGCTCGGTGACCCAACGGCGGTCGCATCATACACTTCTCCTATCACGGGCTTCACCGTCCCTCCCTTGAGGTAATCTGAGACAGTCGTGATTGTGACGACTTGTCCAGTGCCTTGTTTGTTCTCCAGTGCCCACTGATCCTTCGCACCCTCGATGATCCGAAGGTTGTTGAAGATTGAGTTGAGCTGAGCATTTTCACGAGCCTTCACGAAGTTTGGAATTGCTATCGCGGCGAGCAGGCCGATGATGGCGACAACGATCATGATTTCTACGAGGGTGAATCCGGCAGTGTGTTTTGTTTTCATAGGTTTTAATAGACAGCATATTTCGTGTTCAGGTAGTTCTCAATAGAAGTTCTTTCAGTATCATCAACGGCCCGGTTGTAAACGAGGCAAGCGCCAAAGTCGATATTCAACGGAGTGTAGGCGTTGCCGAGATTAGTAGCAACCGGCCAGCCACTCGCATAACCCGTGTTGGATAAGGATGGAGAAGTCCCATTCTGCCGGAAGGTCGTGGTGCTATACGTCATGTCACTGGATCGAATAATGGTCACAAGTTTGGTGCCTATCGTGATCGTTGTATTCGTATCACGAGCCTGACCCACTCCCACATATTGCATGTGAGTCCAATACTTTCCAGAGCTGACATTATTATCAATCTCCCCATAGATGAAAGGGGTTCCCGATCCAGGCTGCCAAGTGATAGGACCTGAGTAAGCGTCACCCCCCGGCCACGTGATCGCATTCCACACCATCGCTAGTGTGAGAGCCGAGATTCCTGTCCCGGTGAAATCCAACTGGTCATTGCTTCCGTCGAATCGCACGGATGCCTGTGATCCGAAAATCCCGGTCTTGAACAAGGGTCTCTTCGATGAATCAGATTGAGTTGCATCCCGTGAACTTCCGCTCGTGTCCGGCCATGTAGCGACTGCATCACCGTCGTTCAGACCTACAATGTTGTCGCTCTCCCACCGAGCAATAAGACCTGAAGTGACAGTAAGGGCGTCGCCAGAAGCGACGACTGTGTGCCGAGCGAGCGGACCTGGGATGATTGTCGTCGCAGCATGAACGAGCGCGGCAGATGGGACGTAAATCAGCCCAGTCTTGATGAACTTGCGCCTAGATAGTTTCATTGAGTGCTTCCATAACTGATGACGAGCGGGCCGGAATAAGCAGCGACAGTGGATGTGTCATTCGCTCCATCTCTATTGACACGAATCACCCAAAGCCGGCCCGCTGTGACATTTGACTTCCAATCGGTCAGTGTGACATTGCTCACCGTTTCAACGTCACCTGAAGCGCCGGAAGCATCAGCGCCGATGTCAATGGCTACCCACTGACCCAATGTAGGTGAATCGTAACCTGCTGAATCGGCGACACTAGCCATCGCGATGTTGTATTTATGCGCCGAAGTATCAGTGTTGCTCAGCCTGATCTTCCACCGCTCCACCTTCAGATCGACGGCTGTGTCAATGTCTTCAGGAACAGTGAGACGGTATTCAACGAAATTAGCATTCGTCGCTGCCGTGCCAGAAAACAAAGCCTGACCGAAAAACTTCTGAGTGTTGTCATTTGTGGCAATGATGGCCCCGGCTCCGTCACACAAATGAGGAAACGCGAGCACGATGTAGTTCTTCACCTTCAGCGAGTGACTGCCACCATCTGCTGTCGTCGTGATCGTCCCAAAACGAGCGGCCGCGAGTGTTCCACTCGACAGATCTCCGGCCGATCGTGTGTCGAGGTCTGCGAGAGAGCTGCCCGTCTTGCTGACCTTTGCCCACGGTAGCGTAGGAACATCATCTGCTACGATAGCACGCAACCCAACTATCCCAGTCGTTCCATCTGGAGTAGCGAGAAAGCGATTCGCCGTCTGTCCGGTTGTCGCTGAAATAGCGAGCGTCCCACTGGATGTGACTGGGCTCCCTGACACAGTCAGCCATGACGGGACGCTCGCGCCAACGCTGGTTACCGTTCCTACCCCTCCTGCTGTGGAGTCCACGTATCCCTTCGTGGCGTAGTCGGTTGACAAAGAAGGAGCCGCCCCGTTGGTAGCTCTGAGGCCGTTCAGGTTCAGATGACTCTGAAGCTTCCCATTGTTGATGAGTGTTGGAGTTTGCGCGGACACCAGCAACGGAAAAGCCAAAAGCAAAAGAATGAGATTTTTCATAGGAAGAATAGATGGTAGTGAAGGACGTAGGTGGTTGCATCTGTCATGCCGGTTAGAGCAAAGTCGAAACCATCCGTGGTGGGAGCGCCGATGATTGCCGCTGCTATGACTCCCCCTCCCACTGGGCTCTGGACAGTCAGCAAGACAGAGGTGGGAGCATCGTCAAGGTCAAGTCCTTCAACAGATCCATCGCTCACTCCATTCCCAAGAGCGAGAGTCCCGTGAACCCCTGTCGCCGTGTCAATGAAAGTCGCTAAGTCCGCGAGCGACATTCTGAAGTCGTCACCTATATCGTAAGGCGACCTTGTCAGATACAATTCGTCGGTGGCTAAGCCCGGCGCACCATTATCCATTTCATGAATGTTTTTACCCGCCATAGGTTACTCCTGATTGAAGGATGTTACCGTCATCCCCCGCCAATAGAATTGGCTCGTTAGATTCACCTGATAGAGCAAGGAAAGTATGAAGATCTGTCACGATCTGAAGAGATCCTTTTACCGTCACAACCCCATCCAAATGGGCAGTGGAATACCTTGCTTCCATGAAGGCCACCACCTTGTCCTCTCCGTAGAGTGTGATGATAAAAGTCTCCGACCCGTTGCTAAGAGTGTCATCAAAGAACGATTTGAAAGTAACGAACTGATCAACCCTGAAGACCCATTCAACATCACTCACCAAAAAAGGATTGGTGTAGAAACGGCGCTTGCGAATCCGCCCGCTTTCCATTTCTGTCTGCCCACCCCTTGGGGATGTTTCCACTTGAGAACTCATCATCGGCAGCGGCAAGGATGATGGCCAATTGTTCATATTGCCAGTTAAGACAGGTCAAGTAGACAGGGCAAGCAAAATCATCTGATAGTAAAGTAAGCTGAAAAGATAGAACCTTTCACCTCGGCTGGGACCACATCTACAAAACCCCCAAAGTGATGAACTATATTCCGCACAGCCGCCAATCCCATTCCTGTCCCTTTGTCCGGAGACTTGGTGGTGAAGAAGGGTTGGAAGATGTTTTTCAAGACATCTGGATGGATGCCGCTTCCATCGTCCTCAACACTGATCCTGCAAAATCTTCCTGATACGGGGCCTCCGTTCACCGTAGGTTTGTGGTTCGTGAGATTCACATCTTCCCCTTTTAGGATGATGGTCTTGGCTCCTGCATCCCTCGCGTTCACACAGAAGTTCAAGATCACCTGGCGAATCCCCACAGGGTCAATAGCGAAGACGGCTCCCGTTGTCACTTCAGATTTAATCATAACCCCTGGTATCATCCTGGGCAAATCTTGAAGGAATTCTAGGATAACCACCTTCACCGAGACATCGTCCCGGAAGCCATTCCTTCCTGAGACGAAACGCATCATCCTGTTCACCATCTCTACAATCCTATCGGCCGACCGCTGAGCCGACTTCAAAAGGGCCATCCTGTTTGCTGGAGTGTATTCCTCAGAAAGATGAAGAACTCCCATTATGGGAGTGAGCATGTTCCTCATGTCATGCGCGATTCCAGTGGCCACTTCACCTACCAGTTTCTGACGCTGAACCTCTAGCACCTTTCTCTGAGCCTCAAGAATTGTTTCGTGGGCTTCAACGAGCTTCCTCTCCCGCTCCCTGTCCCTCAAGGCTTTGCGAATGGCCCACGCTAGACGATGAGGCCTGTCTTTGAGCAGAACGTCATCAACCTGCTCTAACTCCAAACTAGGGATCATCGAATCATCAATCGTCCCAGAAAGAATCAGGACGGGGATATTGGGCCACTGTTTTCGAACCATCGTGGTCGCATGAACCCCACCCCAGCCTGGAATGTTGTAATCTAGGATGACGAGGTCAAACCTTTCAACGATAGCCTTCTCAAACTCTGCCTTCGTCTTGACGTCAATCAATTCGACATTCTCTGGAAGGTAATGCCGAGTCAGGATGATGTCATTCTCGGAGTCTTCCAGTATCAGAATTCTCATGTCTCGTCAGTGGGTTTTGGTTTTTGGATGAACTGAAGAGGATCACCTGGAACATGGGGATGGATGTGGACATCATCGTCAGGAGTCAGTTCGCGCTTGATAGAAGGCAAGGGAGATTGTTTCAGATAGAGAATAGCACCTCCCATTCCGCTCCCAAGGAACACAAGCCCCATCTGTTTGATATCTAGCAGCTCAGTTCCCATCCCCATCGCGTAACCAAGCCCCAGTCCCCCCTGTGTCGTTCCTACCGTCATTCCACCTGAAATGAAGGCACCAACCAATCCATGAGCCCAGCGAGCTGTTCGGCGCTTCACCACCTTGCGCCAAAACATCGTTGTCTCGCTGGGCTTGGCCATAAGAGAATTCTACCACTGCCACCCCTACACGGGATGGAGCAAAGGGACAATCAGAGAACCCTGGGGTTTTCCTGAAACCATGACAGTTTGAAGGGCCAGGGCCTTTTAACCCTTTGCCGATCGATCCAGTGGTAGAAAGTTTTCAACTTGGCTCGATCTTCCACTCCGGCCCGGCAAAAGCAGTTCCACCTGGTCGGAGGGAGGCGATGCGATCGTCCCTCGCTGCCTGTTCTTCAATGCTGATCTCCCCCGTCTTCACCATCTCCTGAAGGAGAGGACCAAGACCCTCGAGTAGATCGAGAGCCCCATCAATTGCTGTCAATACGGTTTGAGCTTTCATGGTTTTGGAGTCACTGCGGGTGGTATGTTCATTTCTCGACTGGCTAAGTAACCAGTCGCCTCACGGACAGCCTGACGGATTGTATCGAGCGCCTTCTGAAAGGCCGTCCGATTTTCCTCAGTTGGATTTGCTTTGTAGGCATCCCTGAGTTTGATGGCGCTGGCGATCCATTCAGGGGCTCCTGCCCTAACCCTGTCAGCAGCCTTCTTGATCTCCGGTGTCTCCTTCAAGACCGCCCGGTTCTCGTATTCCCATTTGACGAACCGATGCATCACTTCATACCCCGTTGTGATGGCTAGATCAGCGTCATAGAGGAATTTGTCTCCTTGATAAACCCCTTGGGGGGCCAACGTGCCACAACCATTGGTGCATCCACCAATGAGAGCGACTGATAACATCAGCAATATGATTGACTTTTTCATGATTCAGACTTTCTAGTTTCCAACCATCCACCATACCCTAACAACACCTCCCAAAGATTACTAGAAGAAATTAGTAAATTGAATATCTTGAATTCAATTGATTCGTCACAACCTCCACCTCATCGTCCGTGAGTGCGTAGTCATAAACCTTGATGTCCGCGATGTAGCAATGAATGTAATCTTGACCACGACCGATACGAGCTACGGATGGAAAACCTGTAAAACCATTCAACGTGTAGATAGCAGGAGCGGTTCCATTCATCGCCCACGCATGAGCACTGGTAAGGTTGTTCCAACGGTGCATGTGAATGGCCTTCTCAGAAGGGAAGGGAGTGCTGTAAAGTCCATGACTATACTTAGAAACGATCTCAGCATCGGAGGCATTAGTCACAATAAGGTCGGCGCTCCAAGCAGAAGGGTTTCCCACTCCATCCATGAAGATGAACCCTGCACCATTCCCACGCCAGGAAAGAGGACAGCTGAATTCTTTGTAGGTCAGGATCTGCCAGACGATGAACATCGTCCAGCTAGGAATCGACGAAGCCGTGAAATCCATGAAGTCATCGACACCATCAAACATGACAGCAGGCTCGGTTCCGAAGATGCCCTCCTTGAAGAGAGGTCTCCTAGCAGACTCTATTTGAACAGCCGAGCGCGAGTATCCGCTAATGTCCGGCCAGACACTGAACTGAGCATTGTCTGCCACCCCTGTGATTGAACTAGCTTCCCAGCTCGCCACCAGCCCTGGAGTCACCGCCGAAGAGGGGACAGTCTCAATCAGTTCAAGACCAGCCTTTACATGGAAGATGCCTTCATCATACTCCCGCTGATAGCCTCCCTCAAACCTGACAGTCCACTCTGACAATATCGAGGTCTCAGGGTATCTCAATTCGATCTTGAACTGGCCAGTCCCATTGCCGAGATCGTCTTGGAAGAAGTCTACGAAGGTCTGCATCTGAACAGCCGAGAAGCACCAGGCCACTGATAGTGTAGTATAGGACCGGGTAAAGCGAGATCGACGGACGATCGCAGCATTCTCAGTGGGACTCGTGAGGGTTGCATTCCTAGGCCTCCCTGAGAACTCTACTTTCGGCAACGGCAGGCTTGTCGGCCAGGTATTGTCAACTTGGAGGATCATTTGCCTCTCCTCAACCCATAGCTAGATTCTACGGCGCGAGTCACATCACCTCTCCCATCTCGTATCTCAGAACTGATCTCACCTTTGACACGACGGAGGACGATTTCCACGACCCTTTCTTCACCGTCAGTTCTTTCCTTCACCTCTGGTCGGACGTCTGTGTAATTGTTGATGACGACTCGAGTCCCTCCACCCAGTTTGTCATTTGGGACGATCGTTCCATTGCTTGATGGAGAGAAGATCTCAGGACCTCTTTCACCCACCAGGTAATTCTGCCCACGAGAGACCATTCCACCTGTTGCTCGCTCACCACTAACCTCGAGATTGATTGACTGAATGGTCGACATGATACTCGCCGCCGCGGCGACGACCGAAGCTATCGCAGCCAAATTAGCGGGCCACGGAAGGGCGAGGGCCTCGGCGATACCCTGTTGGATCTTGATGGCTGACGTAGCAATAGCCATCGCTTTGGACGCGGCGAACATCGCTTTGTAGGCTGCCGTCTGCCTACCCCCAAACGATTCAATCGTTTTGGCCAGTTCGTCGAACATGTTCTGACCGGACTGAATAAGAATCTGGGCCTGGGCCATCTGAAGTTGCTGGAGGCGACGGTTGTAGGCTTCGACGGCTGCGAGCTTCTCCTTGTTCGCCTTGTCCCCTAAATCGATGCCCTTCTTTTCAATCTCCGCTAAGATCCTGAGTTTGTTCTGATTCATCTCGATCTCGCGGGCGATTGCAGATTCCTGAGCCACCAAACGATCCGAAAACAAATCTTCAGTCACCCCACCTGCTCCTGCATTATGACCAATGATCCCATGAGCCCTGAGCAAATCTGCTGTCTTCTCAGAACTGAGTTCACCCTGCTGCCCAAGCTTCATCGAATCGATCAACTCGGAACCGCTGATGTTCCTCATCATCGCTGCCTCTCCTCTGGAGAAGAGTTGGGACTTAGGAGGCTGGCCGAGGAGTTTCAACAGTTCAGTCACCTGGAGATCGTTCAGCATCCGCCGGATCTTCTCGCCGCCTCCTTTAGCAGCATCACCCACCCTAGCCACTGCCTCCTCGAGTCCCTTGGTGCTCTTGGTCGCGTCGTCGATGCCCTTTGTCATGTCCTTCAGGTGAGGATCCAACTCAGGGAAAAGGGCGGTAGCAAACTTCAGAAAACCACTCCACTCCCCCAGCAACTCTTTCACCGCCTCCTTGCTACCGTCTGCAAATTTCTTATTGATGTCACTAGACTTCTGACTAGCTTCATCCAAAACCTTGAGAGAATCTACCACACCATCCTTGATAGCCCTCCCGGCATTCCTGACCGAGTTCATCCTCTCCACTTGCATCTTGACGTAGGCCCCTGCGGCTCCTGCAAAATCCCGCTTGAACAGTGCCTCCATCACGTCCGCTGTTCCTGACGCGGCTCCACCCAGCGCAAACAAACCGTCAATGATAGCACCAATCGAATCCCACCAGATCTTGAAGAGTTTGATCTGGACGCTGACGGAAAGTTCTAAGCGAGCGAGATCCCTGGATATCAATACATCAAGAACGATGGTGAGGGACTTGATGGCTGTCCAAGCCATTCCCACCCCCAGCGCAAAAAACTTGAAGATGTCAATCAACGTCATCAAGATTGCAGTCAACCAGCCACTCTCCTTCTGAGTTTCAACAAGCCACCTTATGACTTGCCTCATATTCGTGTTGAGTTCTTCCAGCGCAGGGACGAGACTCTCTCCGAGAGTGATCAAGAAATTCTTCAACTGATTGGATGTGATTGTCCACTGATTGGCAAAGGATTTCAATTGCCTTTCAGAGACATCCTCTACCGTCCCACCTGCCGCCCGCAGATCCTTCTCAAACCCCCGGACTCTTTCAGAAAATCCAATCAAGGCAAGAAGAGCCGACAATGAACGATCATGGAAACCAAGCAATTGAAAAGCCGTCCTTCTCAACTCGACCGAAGCACCAGACATGACGTCCTCAAGATCCTTCAGGATGTCAGCAGTGTTCCTCATGTTGCCCTGAGCATCGAACACACTGATACCCAGTTCCTTGAAAGCCTCTTTGTTGGTGATTGCTGTTCTCTGGAGATCACGAAGAACAATAGCAAGAGCTTCACCAGCCGCTTCACCACGCAGACCCTGCTCGGCGAAAGCGGCTAGGACAGCCACACCCTCTTCAACATCCTTGTTCGCCATCCTCAACGCGGCAGCGGCTTTGTTCGACAAGGCCTCAGCAAACTGTTCAACTGTGCCTTGCGCTAAGATATCTGCCTTCACTAAGACATCGGCCACCCTAGCCATGTTCTTCATATACTGGGTGGTATCACCCACCTTCAATCCCAAAGCCGCCTGGGCGCTGGTAAGAAGTGAGGTGGCCTTCTCCATCTCAAAAGCACCTGCGGTGGCGAACTTCATCGCAACGGGCAAAGCCACCATCTGCTGCTCAACAGTCAAACCGGCCGATGCGAGGAAGTAGTAAGAATGGGCAAGTTCCTCGGCTGATTTGATACCTTCACCTGAAAGAGACAGAGCCAACTCTTCCATCTTCTTCTTGGTCCTGTCACTCAGGTTCCCCATGATGGCAGTGGACTCCGTCATGGCTTTGTTGAACCGAGCAAATTCAGCAACCGCCGCCGCTCCTATGACACTGAACGCCACTGTCATCCCAGCCGACAGTCTCGTGGCTGTCCTCAGCATCATATCCGCCGTGGAAATCATTCCACGCTCGGCATCCATCAATCCGCTCAAGAGACTGGATGGATCAGCAGACAACCGAACGAAGAGGGTGCCTAGCGCAATCCCACCAACCCCTCCTCCAATTGATGAAGATATCATAGGTTAATTGAGACTGATTCCCAAAGCAGCCGCCCAGGCCTGCTTAGACATTTTGGACTTCTCTTCTCCTTTATTTCTATCACCAAGGAGAAAATGATCCACTTTGACATTCCCTGGATGCTTCACGTAACCCCGTCTCACCTCGGCAGCGATTTGGGCGAGATACATATCGCGTTTGGAATCCCTGCGGTGAACGAGTTTGATGTATTCGAGCCATTCAAGAAATTCAGTGAATGTCATCCGAGACATCAACTCCCGCACTGGAATCCCGAGGTGGGAGGCTACTTCAAACCAGCACAGCCTCTCACCTCTCAGTCTTTTTTTGCTTCGTCGACAGCCTTCTTCGCTTCGGGTTCGTTCAGGTAGTTGATTACCTGCGCCTGCTTGTAGAGCTCCGAAACCACCGAAGAAGGCCAGCCTTGGATTTCCTTCACCTCGACGAGCTTTCCATCGCGGTAAAGGCACCGGCTGAGAAGGTCAGACTGCAAACCTTCGAATTTGTTGAGTCCAACGGGACGCCCCTGGGCATCCATCCGCGTCCTCGTTGCCAGTTTGTCCAAGAATTGATCTCGCATCAAACTGGTCATTTCACGAAGTTCATAAGCGACCTCGCCCTCCCCGTTCTTGAGGGTAACAGGGAGGACCTTCGTGGTGAGGTCAAGTGAGATGACGTTATCCATACGGCAAATGAATTAAGGATTAGGTGTCAACGTTCGAGTGGTAAACCGGCGCCACCTCTGCTCCATCTCCGTCGACGTTGCCCGGCTGGATGGTGATAGTGGCAGTAGGCTGCTCACCTTCGGACATCGCGCCCGGAGTGAATGATTCGATCCATCCCCAGAACACAATAAACGACCCGTCTGGGAAGGTGATGGTGCATATCTGATTGATCCCTACCTGACCCATGAGGTCTGGTATCGCTTCGGTCGCGTAGGCCACCGTTGCGGTGACAGGAGTGAGGGACTTCAGATTCCTGGGTGACATCGTCCGCCACGTCGTGTTTCGCATGGTGGTGGTATCGATGGCGCCGCCAGCGGTCATCCCAGGAGGGGTTATTTCCTTCTCAAAGAGTCTTACGTCTGGAAGGTTAGCGAACGAGATGATGGTTGCGAAGCCATCATCTAGTCTGATTTGATTTGGATCCATGTTTCCTTTCTTCGGTTTAGGGGTTCATTCATTGGCCAGACAAGAGGAGACCACCGCCCTCACCGCTCAACTCTACGTTGAACGGTTCACCTCTTTCAAGAGTCAGTATCATGTTAATGGTGAAATGGTGGCGCCGCCCACGAGTGTTTTCTTCAATCCCCAATGGGATGATTGCCCCAGTTCGTGAAACATTATGGACAATGTATTCCTCCTCATCGGTGGTTACAACAGAATTCTGCACCGCGTCGAGCGTCAGGGCAATAGCTTGAGCTTTCAACCAAGTCTCTTCATAAGTGGGCCCGCGCACACGAATTTGGATACCAGGGTGCTCAATCTGTTCACCTGTCCTCATCATCCGTCCGTCAAGTTTGCCTGCCGTGTCATAGATGCAGATCGCCTTGTCTGGAAGGTCGGGAAGAAAGGAGATGAAGATGCTCCAGTCTTCCCCCTCCCCTAAATCCAGGTCAAGCATGAGCTGATGAATTGCAACAGAAGGGGCTTTCATACCTGGATGCGTGGAGTCCAGTTGAGGAGGGCTCGATCCCTGATGATCCTCAACATCTCCGGTCGGAGGCGACGGGAGGGTTCCTCAAGAAATTTAGCTTGGGCCGGAGGCTGAGGATCCCAATACTTCCCTATTCCGCTCGGCCGAGGCATTCCCTTGAGGACCATCCCAACTGATTCATGAACAGCCATCGCGTAGGGAGCTGAGAAGCCTACGCTCACCTTTGCTGCAAATCCCTTCCCATCTGTGCGGGTGTAAGCTGAGGCCTTCAATGCGCCGGTCTCGATGGGCACGAGACGCTGGCTCTCTCGCTGTAGAAGCAGACCCGCTTCTATTACACCCACTTCCACGTCTGCTGCGATCTTGTTACCGCAGAAGCGCAGAGACAATAAACACTCACGCAGGCCACCAACTTGGTTGAGCTTCTCTTGTATCATAGGTAGGCCGTCAGCAAGACTTCAGTGTTTCTCAGGTTTGGCAGGCGATCAAATTTCCTGATCTCAAAAGCATCTTTGATGTCGGTATTAGAATCCAGTTCACCAAGTAAAAGACGATCACCAGGAAACATCACCCGGTCCACGTAGACAATCGAATTGGAGGTCCGGGTCTCTCCCTTTCCGTCAAGGTATTCTTGGGAGGTGTCTTCCCACCGGCAGTCGATCTCGACGGGGGACAGGAAAGCATATTCACCATGGACGTCTGGTGACCCTCTCGCAAAGTAGACGGCTGTCTGTCTCCGCATTCGTCTGATGAGGCTCATCGATGGAAGGCCATCCTTTCTTGGAGGATACACCTGAGATCCTCAAAAGAGGCCTTCACAAAACACTCTAGTCGAGAAGACCCATCGGTGACATTGAAAATCCTCACATCTTCAGGCAGATTCTTCTTCACCCTTTCAAACCCCCTGATGAACCCCTGGAATGAATCCTCCCTGATTACCTTCGTATTATAGGAATGCCAGTGGGACTCTTTTCCTTTGCTTGACAAATCGTAACCCAGCAGAAAGATTCGCTTCGCTCCAAAGCTGAGGGCGAGGTTAATAGCCGACGCACCTGTGGAGAAATTCCACCCCAGTGTAGATCCTGAATGAAGGCCGTCCCTTTCACGGCTCATCTTGAGGATCCTCGGAAAGTTATAGCGGAGAAGGAAAGGGCAATCAGTCACCACGCGGTTTGGGAAATCTTTGATCAGGTGCTTATTCCTCTCCCACCACATTCTATCTCCGAAGAGGAGGACCTCGACGATTTCAGGACCCAGGTGGATTGCATCGTTGCAACCAATCGTATGAAGGCCCTGAAGCTGGGTGAAGTCAAACCCTTTGAGCGAGGGACCACCTCCAATGAGGAAGGCGTCCTGTCCTTCCCATTCTCTTTCAGGTGCCCAGTATTCTATGGGGAGGTTCCTAACCATACGACTCTCGGTCTCCTTTTCCCATTTGAGATGGCTCTCAGCAGTCCACTGGTATCAAGAGTCATCGCCATCTGCCCATAATGAGAAGTATTCAGATTTAGATCTACTGCACTCTGATACCTCACCTCAATAGTAGAAGCTCTTTCGGAAGTCGGCCGGGGGTCGCGGACGGTATAAAAGTGAGCAGCAAGCCAGGTTTCGATGAGCTCAAGACGATCTGAATCGTGACCAGACCCTGCTGCGATGTCATCCACTAGAGCACTAGCCGCAAGAATAAACGGGTCGAGAACTATCGACCCGTCCACCTCAATAATTCCGGCAACGAGCTCTGACGTGGTTCGAGGCATTAGTCATTTTCGCCCCACTCGTCTGCTTTGGCAGCCCCCTTCTTCTTTTTCTTGGGCTTCGCCGCAGGAGGCGCAGGAGCGGCAGTGGAGGTGGGAGCAGGTTCAGGATCACTCACCTTCTCAAACTTCCCCTTGAATAACTCAGCCAGATCAACAGGAGAGTCAACGATTTGACCTTTGGTGTAGGTCCGACCCCCTTCGACGTGATTCCCTTCTTTGACTCGATATTTCGGCATATTACGGATGAACAGGGTGTGAAGGACCGGCATACTGATTTGGAAACCTTGGACTGCCGATGCCGTTGTTCGGTGAGTCTGGGTGTGAACCATGAAAACCGCCCGCCCACAATCCACAGGCTGCCACACCCAATAGCAGGCCGATGAATATAAGACGGGCGATTTTCATGTGCCGATGAGTCGATTCTTTACGCCGCCGCGCCGTGAATGATTCCAGTGTTGCCGTTCTTGTCGGCCCTGAGCTGAGGAACCATGATGGCCATCACCTTGAAGTGGAGGCGCATCCCACCCATGGTTTCCCACTGGACGGTGGTAATGTCCATCCCTATGACTTCGCGGATGACATCGGTGGTCTGCTGGACGAGGATAAGCGTAAAGCCTGACCCCAAGTAGTCCGCCGTCCTCGCGCCCGAGATGCCCTGGATCGCGGCCAACCGCTGTCGCAGAGTGTTGTCCCCTTTCGCAGTCGAGTAGTCATCATCGAAATACTCATCCCACGCGGGAGAGTTGTAGAGGACCCACGGACCGTAGTGGAAGTGGTTCTCGCTGGCCTGCCGCATCGACAGAACTTCTCTCACTGTCACTGCGGGGGTCCACCCCGTATCCTCAGGAGAGGTGAGAACCTGAGTCAACCGAGATGGGAAGTTGGTGAGACCATAAATGGTTCCACCGCCGTAGGTGTAAGATGGTGACGTTCCCACCACCAGCTTCTCGGCTTCCTCAGCCACGCGTCTCGCAGCCAGCTGACCCATCGTAACATCAATGGGCGCACCGCGCTCGCGCGACGTTGCAATCTGCCGGGCGTTGAAGAAGAAGTCCTTGTGAATGACTGGCAACGGAAGCGAAACCAAGTCATAGTCGGGACGATCGGCTTCAGACTGCCGGGCAGGATCCATACTGATGATCGCCGGAGTGATGTCGCTCACCGTCTCGGTTTCCAAGACTGTCTTCCCCATGCCGTTTGGAATGGTGAAGGTCAATCCCGCTCCGCGCAAGTCAGCCACGACACGCAAGCGGTCCTTCGCAGCGGCGACAATCGCGTCGTCGATGATCTTCCACTCGTCCTTCCGCAGCGTCGCGTTGGCAACCGGAGTCGCCCGGGCGATGAGTTTGCCGCCCTGGTTTTGGGCGATGTAGTGCCGTCCGTCCTTCCCGACCCATGGCCGAAGTGCAGCCACGTCGAAACCGTTGTTGAGGAGCGTCGTAGCGACACTCCCTTGAGCCTGTCCGTTTAAGATGAAGTCCATATGAGTTTCTTTCAGGTATATTGCGTTTCTGTTACAGGAGCCTCACCTTCAGCCGTTCGTCGGCCGATTCGCTGTCGCTCAAGTCCAAACTCTCGAGGGCGACGGCAATAGGCTTGTCACTTCCGGTGGCGACCTTCAAGGCCCCATCCCCGTTGCTGGTGAGTAGTTCTCCCGTCTCAACGTCCTCACCCCATGACAGATAGGCGTAAATGACGTCACCAGGGGCACCATTGACGATGCTCACCACGTCATCGGCCGCATAGCTCTGATCGATGTCTTTACCTTGGAGCGCGTCTTCCAAGGCGAAGTTGCGTTCGGCGTAGCCGCCTGCGCTTGAATGCGCGACGACCTCCCCGTCTGAGTTGAGCAAGAGTAAGTCACCTGGACGGATGGTTCCGCCCGCGATGTGCTCCTCATGCCGGCCACTACCCAGGAGGTGGATTCTTTTTGGAACTTCAGGCATATAGTTTCCTTCGTTGGTTGTTGATACGGTTTGTTCAGTTCTTGGCGAAGTTCAGGATCGGAATCTGCAAGGGTTCCTCGGCCTGATTGTCCGTCCTCACCGGTGCCTGACCCGAGTAATCAAGGACGCGGCCCGATCCGTCCGGATTGGGCTTGGCTGCGAGACGAGCCAGCATCTTGATTTCGTTCAGGCCCTTGGCTTCCAGTTCCTGTTTCGAGAACCCGTTGTTCTCGTTCGCCAGAATCACCTCGATGAGCTTCGTCTTCTCCTCGTTGTAGACGGCGATTGAGTTGTTCAGGACCTCCTGCATCTGCGGAGGAGCCTGCTTGATGAAGTCCTGGACCGTGACGACGTTGGTCGCGGGAGGACTACCAGCAGCGGGAGGAGGTGCTGTTCCAGGGCTACCCGCTGCTGGCGCTGCCGCCGGGGGTGCCGTTCCGCCCGGAGATTTCACAAGGCTGATTCTGCCCAGCTGTTCCTCGGTAAAGCTATTCAGCTGTGGCCGGTCGGCCTCCGTCAGCCCGACGTTGGCGGCGATGAGGGAATCGATCTTCTCTTTCGCTTTGGCCGTCGGGGCAGGAGGGGTTGGAGGTTCCTTCACATTCTGAATCAGCTTGAGCTGATCCTCGTTCAAAGCCATCAGGGCATCCCGGTCGGTCTCTTTCCAACCGACATTCGCTGCGATGATAGCATCCACTACCTTTTTCTTGTTCATAGGTGCATTGGGGTTGGTGTTGCCGACGAAGGCCCCCGTGGTTGTTCTATACTCGGTGACCCTCATTACCTCGACGGGATCCTCGTCATCCAACGAGACTCCCGTATCTTTTGCCGTGTAGCCGAGGCGCCACAGTTTGCCATCCCTTTCGTAGATGACAAAATTGGAGAAAACATCTAGGACCCAAATCCAGGGCCCGTTGGGATCATTGGCATTGAATTTGTCTCGCAAAGCCGTTGACAATGCCGATGAAATGTTTGAGAAGGACATCTCGTTTTCCACGAGACCCATCTTCACCAGTGCCTGGCGAAGAGCCTTCAGAGACGGGTCCTTGCGTAGATTCTCCAGCAAGTCCCTGCCCGCTTGATTGCGAAGCAATCCGGCACCGTCGGCAATCGAACAAGCGCCGATCTGGTCAGGAAGCAGAGCGAGGTGGTCCGGACGGTAGTTTCGAGCGATTCCCGTGTAGTCCTCACTCTTCCAAGTTCCGCTGGTCTCCTCAATATCAATAAAGACCCCTGTGGAGAGTTCCATCATCTCCTTGGCGTCTACCGCGGTCATGATTCGATCATCGACGGTATTGGCTCGATCTTTCTCAATCCAAGCTTCTGATTTGAGACGACCGCCCTTGTCCCACTTTGTGTTCATCATCACTCCAACCTTGCGGTTGTTGATAATGACGGGATCGCAGGCAGAAATTCCTTCACCGTTGATAGACGGATGGTAAACCACGATGGGCTTGTGATTCCACGCTGCCGGAGTCTTCGACAGCTCGTCCTTGGGATAGTAGAGTGGACCTTGCGATCCTGAGTGAACTCCCTCAGTCAGGATGACCATTGGAACCACGACATGCTCCCGCCCTTCCAGATTATCCACTCGGCATCCTGCGGGCAGCAGATTGCATGTTAGTCTTGCGAACGTCTTCATTTCACCTAGACCTAAATGGTGGACTCTATCGTTTCATAGGACATCTACTGCGAGAATGACTCTCCGTAAAGACTAATTTTAACGAATCTTTTCTCTAAGTGAATGGATCAATTCCCTTGTTGCATCTTCTGAGTAGATTCTTTCAGAGATGCATTCGGGTCAATTCCCTTGAAGGGCCTCAGAACAATAGCTGAAGAGATTAGTTTCAAAGCAACCTCACCTGGCTTCGCGGAGGCAATTATTTCATCTACCTCCGAAATCGTCATCCGCTCGCTTAGAGCACCAGAAATGATCTTGAGCGACTCACCAATGAGCTGGTATTGCTGACAGAGCAGGGTGTATTGGGCGACAAGATCGATGTAACCACAATCCATTTGCTTTGCGAGCTCCTCAATCTCGGCCCATCTCCTCTCCACCTCGCTGACAGAAATTCCCAGCTTGTGAGCGATATTGTGATTGGGCAGGCCTGCTGTCTTGTATTTCACCAAGAGCTTCTCATCGTCTATTTTCATTTTCTGTGATCCAAAATGTAATTGAGTAGAACCTGCCGATTGTGATTCATCTGTGTCCCTTGGTTTACGGGATGCCAATGATGCAACAGACAGAGCCAGGAGGATCTCATCCACAGCTCTTTCGCTTTAGGACGACTTATTTCATCACGGCATCGACTCGTCACGTTCTTGAAAGTAATCTCACCTGGTAGGGGATCTGTCCTCCTCTGATTCTTCTCCAGCATATAAATCTGTTGATAGTCCTCCCACCCATAACCCCTGAATCTTTCATCACAGCCTCCCAGATCCAGATACTCCTGCCTCCTGCAAATGAAATTTGTCGCAGCGGGATTGATGTAGGGAATAGCAGAGTAGGTCTTTCGATTCTCCATGATCCAGGCATAGGCAGGCGCGTCCAGAGGGATCTTCAACAGTTTGGAATAGATCCTATTCAGATAGATCATCCCTCCGTTATACCACACAGTGGGAACGGTATAGCGCAAATGATCGAGAAGCGTTTCAAAGTAATAGCAATTCGGAAAGCAGTCCACGTCCAGCTTCATGATCCATTCAGTCGTGGCATCACGAGCTCCTTGGTTGTGGTAGTAGCCGATGGAGTGTTCATTCTTCTTCCAAGCAACAGATGAGAAAGCTTCAACATTAGGTGGGGCTTCGTCCTTGAACCAAGGTGGAGGAAGTTCATCAATGAAGTAAATGAGATGTTGAACCTGAATGTCAGACACTCCTCTGAGATTCTTCAACCACAGCCGAAGCATGTCAGGACGATCCCAATATGGAGTGATGGTGGTTAGGAGGGGTTCCATCGGGAGTAGTATTCACCTTCTTTGAATTTCGTCTTGAGAGTCATCGAGACAGACTCATCTGGCCGATAGCACGCGGCTGGGAGAATCCTGAAATCCATACTCACTCTAGCCTTTCCCGTGGTATTGACCCTATTCCCATGAGTGAGCTTATTCCCATTGAATTCAACCAGTTGACCCACCCTCAGCGCCATCGGCTGAAAACCTCCCTTCCCTATGTCTGACTCCACCCACACACTGGCGTCTCCGTCTGAGTTGGTGAGAGGAATGATGTAATTCATCTCACCCTCTGGGTGGCCGAACTGGGCGTCATTGTGGAAGGCTCCTACAGCCAGGTTGTTTCTCAGGTGGACTCTGAAGGTTGGGAATTTCTGGTAGAGGAAAGAAGGACTCATCAGAGGGGCCATCACCCCACTAATGAATCTTTCATAGAGAATCACCATCTCAGGCCACCCAGCATGGTATCTGTCGTAGAACTTTCGATGGAAAGAGGTCTTGGAGTCTGCACCCACCTTGAAGAGCTCCATGTGTTCTTCATGAAGATCCTCCAGGTAAATAACACCCATCAAATCTGCGATAGGGGTCACAAAGTCATAACGATTGATGTCGTATTTGATGTATCTCATAAAGGACATTTCTGGCGGCGGATGTAGAGTTTGTCACCCCACCCGTGCTTCGTCATCTTCGTTTCGGCTCCCAAGAAATCAAACCGTAGAAGGAAATCATCAATGTCTCTCACAAACGGACACCCTTTGTAAAGTTCCTTCGTATTCACCTCAACGTAGGCGTAGTCAAAAAGCCATAGCCAGTCTCCCATGCCTCTCAAAGCGAGCAACTCAGCCCCTTGGAGATCTACATTCAGGAACCAACCTCCTCCAATCTCTATCCCGCGGTCAAACAGGAAGGTGTCCACCCGACTCGTCAACATCCTGATTTCTTCACAGAAGACTGTCCCTGGGTGCTCTTGAAGATGAGTCCCAAACTCGAGGAACGACGAACTCTGCGATTCGTTGTTGGCGCGCCTGAACACGACCACCTCTCCATCCCTATCGCTAAGACAGGCCTGGAACGCAAGGTGTCCTGGATATTTCGCAACGTTATTGTAGAGCTGAATATGAATGTCTGGCAACGCCTCAAACCAAATCACCTGCTTGATCCCTAGCTTGTCGTAGGTAGCAGCCTCCTGCCCCGTGTTAGCACCCAGGTGAAGAACCCCCTTGGCTTTGATCTTGTGCCGGGCGAAGAGTTGGTCAAATGGTATTAGCATAGCCGTGCATGTAGCAATTATCCCACGTTCCTGGGAGATCGTTTGGAAAGACTTCCTCACATCTGATCATTCCCAACGTGGGTCCTTTGAAATTCCAAACATGGAACCCATAGATGCTCTTCTGCAATACCCGCGCAGAGTAATGAGCTTTGCCTTCATCATTCAATTCAGAAAGGCTGCTATGGCTGAGGGAGAGATCATAACTGTCTGGTTCATAGTCACCAAGAGTAGGCCAAATGCCATCCCATCCCATCAGCCGGATGTATCGCCGTTGTAGCATTGAAGGTTCCAATAGATCGAAAAAGGTATAGTTCGTTACAAGACCGAATAGTTTCAGGCAATGAGCAAGATTCCCATACCCAGGTCCAATCTCAGCAATTCTGAAAGGACCAATCCCAAAAAGACGGATGATCTGGGAGCAGACCAAAACTGAGGACGCCGTTGTCCCAGATAGCTTGTGACCATGAATATTAGCCACATCAACGTCCCACGGACCTCCAACGCGATCTGCCTCTGCTAATGCGGGAAGAAGATCGAGGCACCTTGGATAAAGACGCATCGCCATTGACCAGTAACGAGGAACATGATCTGCATGTCTATTCTCGGTGACGTATCCCAACGTCCTCATCTGTTTGAATTTGTAAAACAATTCATCTGACGTGGCTGCTTTCAGACAGTCAAAAAGCCAGTCACGTTTGATGTCTTCTGGAATCATCCAGTTCATTTCACAACCTGGTCAACGTAGAGTGGGAGGAAATAAGCCCGCTGCTCCCAGGTTGCCGGGCCGGCCATGTGGAGTGTGGGCATACCTGGAACCCACTGAGTTCCATCTGTCCAAATCTCAGGACAAAAACAACCAATCTCATCTGCCTTGCAACCGCGGACGCCAGCGTAGGAAGTCTCTCTGATGATCTCATCAAAATACCACTGCTCCCATGGATGGTGAGTGATTATGACACGCTGGTTGGGACGGACACAAGGAGAACCTATCTCACACCTTTCCCTCCATTCGGTGACGAACTTCCTCGCTGCTTTGGTATTCCGCCAGACCGTCAGTCCGGCGCAGAGATACTTCCAGGCATGCCAGTTCCCTTGCTGATATGCGGCCATGAAAATGCCAGGGAGGTCTGCAAGATCTCCGATGTCTACCTTATGATTCATGAACAAGACATCAGCATCGGCCCAGATGATCCGATCCCACCCCTCATTCATCAAACGGTCAATCTCGTAGACCTTCGAGAAGCTGGGGTGGAGATCTTTCCAGTGCCTCTCGGTGATGACTTCGTGGGCGTAGTCTTTCGCTGCGGCAAAGTTCTTTTGGTTCTGAATGAAACCGCCACAGTAAGGAGCAATCTCCGGCGTAGCAATGGTTATGATTTTTCTCCTCATGGCTTCATAACCCACCAGCTGGGCCAGTCCTTCTCTCCTGTTGTCCTGAGCATAAATCTATTCAAAGAAACAAATTCATCCACTGCGGTTTTCACTCCGTAATTCACCCCGGCATATTCACCAGCCAAGTAATCATGACCGGCAAGAATCCCACCCGGCTTGACCTTGGGCCACCACAGTCGGATATCTTCGCGGGTGGACTCCAGTGTGTGATTAGCGTCGATGTAAACGAAATCAAGATCTTGGTCTCGAAAATGAAGGACCGCATCCGATGAGATCTTCCTTATCAACTGGGCGCGACCTTGATACCTCTCAGAAACCTTCAGGACCCTTTGGTATCGAGCCTCCTGATCATGGTCACCATGCACGCTATAACCTGGGGCATCTTGCACCGCCCAAGGATCAATCAAGTAACACGTCCCAGGCCAGTGGTCGAGAAGGTAGAAGCTGAAATAGCCTTCAGCCACGCCCACCTCCGCAGCATACCCCGTCAGCCCCAGTTTGCAGAGCAGTGATGCAAATTCAGTCCTCGTATTGACTTTCATAGGTTACCATCCTCTCTCAACCAACTTAGTGGGAATCTCTCTTTCCCAAGCCTTTTCACCTGTCCATTCTGGAATCGTCCCTACCCAGGGCACAGTATGGCCCGTCTCTATGTAGGCCTGCTTGGAACCGCCGCGCAAGCTGATCCGGCCCGGCAACGGGCGGTTATACCAATAGAACGGTTTGAATCTTTTCTCGTCAATCCCAACTGAACGGATTCCTAAACTTCGCATTCGCCTATCAAACTCCTGGTCATCCCCGGCATACTCCGGCCGGTAACCTCCTACCTTCTCAATCAGACTCCGGCGGTAGGCCCAACACCCATGATAAGCGAAACGGCCGCTCTTGCGGTTGAACGTCTCACTTTGGACCCATGCACCCTTCACGAAGTCAATGGCTATCCTAGGCTGAACAAACTCATTGCGACTGAGAGCATCGGCAAGAGACTCTAACCACCACGGCATGTAGATATCATCGTCATCGGCTTTCGCAATGGCATCGCTATCAAAAGAGGCGAGGGCCATCACCGCATTGTTCTTCTCACCCAGCGAGCGAAACCGGCGTGGAACTGAGATGAGCTCCCAGCGATCACCCTTCTGGTTTGAATACTGTCCACCATCATCAAGGATTATCAGTTCCCTGTTCTGATAGGTCTGGTGCTCAAAACACTTGATCAGCCTCGGAAGAAGGTCCGGCCGATTGAGGGTAGGGCAGAAGGCGGTGATTTTCATCATAATCTCTCCCATTGTGGTGGAACGATGTCCTTCGTATCATGCCCACCCCAGCCCGGCACAAACCAAAGCTTCGGCATGATGACCCTCTTGGTGGGGTTTCTATTCAACCAAGCCGCCCACCACGAGAAGGTGCTGGCAGAGCAGATGTGGTGCTCGCATGAGCTCATCTCCTCAAGATCCTCAACCTCGTTCTGTCCGACCGAGAACGAACAGTCCTTCCTCTTTTCAAAATGCTTCATGCACCATTCAATGTCGTCGGAGAAGAAGAGAAAGTGGTGATCTGGGAACAGACTCATCGCCTTCTTAATCCACTCTACGGGGACCTTGGGGTGTTTCTTCACCCACTTCAGGTAGTCTGTGCGCCGGACATGAACCGAGACGAATTGGGGCTTGAGATCCCAGTCGAAATCAAACAAGTCGAGGATCTCTGTGCGGAACTCTTTGAAGTATCTTTCGCTTTGCCAATAGCCATCTAGGATGATGTTGTTCTTTTCAATCCACCTCTCTTCAAAGGGAATCTCGTGATAATGAAAGACCTTCTCTTTGACGTTGACGAAAGGCAGCGACGGCTCAAAATCCTTATTGACGAGATGAGAGAGATAAACGGGATCACGACGAGGAGACCATGGAACTAAGGGCATCGTGA